CTCCCTATCGCAGCATCCTATGATTAGGCGGCACAGCTGCATTATAGTGAATTGTGAAGTACTGACCTACGAGCTGTTCACCTTTTTCAGTCACAATGCGCACACGACGCTTCGCCGTATATGCGCTGAGTTTTGTTTTTGACATGCGAAAATTTGTTAAAATTTGAGCTTTTATATAGTTCTATATTTATATAGTATTATATAGTTCGTGTGAAAATTCTGCACTTTGGTAGTGAAAAATCTGCACCCACCTATTGAAAATTCTGCACTTTCACTATGAAAATTCTGCACCCAATGAAAAAAAGTTTAAATTTTGTTTGGATTTTCAGTGGGTTGAGATTTCGTGAAATCGAAACCATTATGTATAGTTCTTATGTATATTATGTATAGTTAGGGTTTAAAAATGTCGCGGAATAGTTTAAAAATGTACAGGTAATAGTTTAAAAATGTTGGGCTATAGTTTAAAAATGTTTATGATAAGTAAAAACATATACATTTTTTATATTAAAATTTGGATATTTCAATTTTTATGCGTATATTTGCTGTACATAAATAAACTAATTATAAACCTTAATCTATTTATATATGGACGAAAATAAAAATTCTCAGTATGTTATCTTACCTAAAAAAGAGAATCTTCTACAAAAATACGAAATATTAATATATGTTTGTATTAGAAGATACATGAAAACAGCAACAATGGAAGCTTGACCAGCATTAGATACAATTGTAAAAGATTCTGGATGTAGTAAACCAACAGTTATTAAGACTATTGATACTATTGAAGAAAAAGGTTATTTTAAAAGAATTCCAAAATCACAAGCTAAAACTACACCAAAACCAAAAGGTCGCGGATGTGTTTACGTATTTAATAATGCAAAACACTTTGAACCATTTAGTTATGACTTTTTAGATAATACTTCTTTATCTAAATCAGAAAAATTACAAATACTTTGTACTCAGCAATATATGGTATTAGATGAATCAACACAACAAGGTAAAATATCCTATTCTGATAGGCAATTATCTGAACTTAGTGGATTAGATTATCGTACCATCAAAAAGAATCACGAAAGTCTAATAGACAAAGGTTATGCTAATCAAATTACTTTACAAACAAAAGATCCAATCACAGGTTTGATTAATAAAGAAACAATCTATCATTTAAATAAATTTGATCAAGCAATCGTATTTGCTATTAGAAAACATGAGCAACACTTAGCTCAACATGATACTCAAATTGAATCACTTGAAGAAAGAGTGCAAAAACTTGAAAAAATAGCAAAATCTAAAGATAAAGATAACGAATTGTTGATTAAAGAAAATTCAAGGCTTCGAAAAGAAATTGAATTACTTAAAATTTCTAAAGAAGCAATTGTTTTAGATATGCCATTAACAAAAGAGGAAGTTGGAGATTAATCCAGCTCCCTCTTTCTTGTTATCCCCTGTTCACATGAATAACGCCTGTAAAATCAAATGTTCCGTACATTGACTCACGTACAAACGTATGAATTCCCTCACTGAGAAGAAACTTTCCAGAATTGTTCCAGCGATATTCTCGTGTACCAGACTTTCTGGAGATCAAACCAGACTTTAAGAATCCTCTCATCACTCTCTTTGCATATTGCTGGATAGTGGAAGTTTCTCCAAATATCCTCACAAAACTGTGAAGAGATTTAGTATATCCGCATGTACGAACATGCTTGATATATAGAGCTGTATAAGTCTCAATTGGAGACCAACTCTTTAAATGCTGTTTCATTTATGTATAAGTTAACGACTTTTAAAAAATAACAGTTCAGCCGCCCCCAGTCTTGTTAGAACCGGGAGTACTGAACTGTTGGATAGCACATAACTACAAAAATAAGATTGCCAGTTCTTATTTAGGAATGGTTTAACGCAAGAACCATTAACGTTTTAAAGTTCGTCACATCTAACGAATAGATCCGGATCATCTAGAACTATTGTTCCGTCAGATCGCAGATCATAAGTGAGATCCGTTTCATCCTCAGCCAATATTAACCAAGGATGATCGAGATAACCATCGTTCTTTCCGAAACGAAGAATCTCAAACGAAAACTCTCTTTTTCTAGAAAATGGCTCAAAGTGTCTACCAAGTACTGATCGTACGTTGTAACCATATGACAACACAGTTACTGTCTTCGCTGTGCTATCTAGAACTTACTTCCAGGTCATGCCTATTTATTGTTATTATCTTTTTTCTTTTTGCCATAAGGATTTGTCCATTGCTGACGCTTTGTATCTTGATCAGAATAGCTTGTTCCAAAATATACCCACATTATTTCGGGTATAATGAACAATAATAGAAATATAAACATTCCCATAATTTATCGATTTAAATAATTAATAAATAACAGAGAGTATTTCACAACAGTCTCTGTTTGAATGCATATGAAATGGAAGGCCTATGTAGATCGCTCTACCTCGATTTCTATCTTCTAGATAAAATCTTAGGCCTTTTAATTATAGAACTATCTGCAATATGATGTGTTATATAATGAGAGTTTATCCCTTCATTACTAACCTCATATCATCCTGCTGTATCTTTATAAGTCAGAGGATTTTTGACTTTAATAGTTCCATAATTCGAGATTATGTAATCACCATCCATATATCCACGGACAGTGATTACACTATATCTCGATTTTCTGGGGTCTCAAGCCAGATTACGCCATTTCAGCATAAACTGGAATCTTCTGAGAGCGAACAACCTGCTTGTTGACAAGCTCGCCATTCTGCTCGATGACCTCAACCTTCGGCTTTCCTCCTTCGAACGCAGGAACCTGAATTTCACGCATACCGTTGCAGGTTAGCGTCTTGTGCTCGAACAGCCACTCCATGATCTGGGAGGCGTCCATATCCTCAAAGATAGGATATACGTAGTTCTGATTGGCATCCCTCTTCTTCAGAGAGTTCAGATTGAACCATGACTGCTTCGGATCACCGTTTCTACGCTTTACCTCGCACATAACGAGTACGCAAGGATTCTGCGCTCCAGTGGGCGTTGCTTCACGATACTGTACATTGTCACGATCGAAGGTATATACTTCACCTTCGCGTCCAGTGTAGAAATTCTGGGTTACGAGGAGTTCTGACAATCTTGTTGCAGGATTCTCCATCTTCTTCACAGAGCCACGAAATGTAGGCTCAATAATCGTTACATTTGCTTCTTTTGCCATAATTTTGTTATTTTATAATTTGTGTAGGGTAATGACATTAGTCTTGGTACACATATTATAAAAAAATATCCCATATGCGGATATACCACACATGGGATATTTGGAAGTGCTACTTATCAGTAAATAGGTAGCAGATAAGCCGCACGGGATTATCATAGTCGGGCTTTCCAGCCTGCCTATCGAATCCTGGCTTATGTAGATCCAGAACACGGCTGACCTTAATGGTCTTGCCTGTGACCATCTCAGCTCTTTGGATGTCCTTCATGCTCGTGAGGAGCGGTTGACCGAAGTCATTCTCCTCACAGAAGAGCTGGTCTCTCTCTTCATCTAGAGGTGTACGCCTGAAGATGTTGAGCGGGAACCAGAACCACCCGAATCGCTCACAATGAGCAGCGATGTGCCCAATGTGAGTGATTGTTCCTGTACCAGTCTTGAATGGTACAGTCTTGAGTGCCTTCCCGAAAGTGATCACGTCACCTTCACGGAAGAACACTGGAAGACCTCTGTCAGTATCTTCGCTCCAGACCTTATCCAGGTCTTTTGCGTCGATCTGCTGCCATCCGTTCTGCTGTGCAAGGAACTGAGCCTCTGATTTCACTGATGTCTCTTTCATATGCATTCGTGTGAGCTCATGTTAACGTACACCTCTCACTATCAACGTGTAGTACTGTCTAATACAGCGTGTTACACCGTGTAACTACATCAGTATTTTGATCAAACTACAGTATTTCTATTAGCTAGAAACATACAAAGAGCTAATAGTTCATATATCGTCTAACTAACAAAACGCTATGTTTATCGATACATAGATCGCCACATTTATAGTGGAACTAGATCCCAGTTGGACTTCGAGATCCAATATATCTTTAGATATACCAACGAACTGGCTGGGATGATTTCTCACAGTTCTTCGAAGTCTTTCAGGAACTGGAGATATGCAGCTTTTTCTTGTGTATCCAGCATCTTTGTATTGTACTGGATCTTTACTTGTTCTTCGGCTCTGAATTCTGGCAGAGTTGAGAATCCATAGCCAATTTCACGAGCATCAGCTGCATGCTCTTGGACACAAAATGTCCAGCAGTTGTATGACATGTGATCATACTCAAATACACTAAATTCGTGTCGTGCGCAACTTCTAGGGATTATAGATAATTTACCCGTTCAACGAGTAACGCAATATCTCTATTATCTGTGATATTAGAGAATTTAAGCCAACCGTTGCTAAATCGAGAAGCAAGTTCCTCAAATTCAATACCATGACGGTCTTTTACAATTTGACGAACCTTGTCAAGATCATCGACATGCTTGATAATGCCAATGATGACCCCATTGTGGAAAACATTGTTACCAACAATGGAACATACATATGCAAAGTTCATAACCACAATTTATTTATTGTTTCCTGATCACCTTTGATCATTGCCCAGATGATTCTTGAGCAACGAATGATCTCACTGATCAGTATAGCGAGACAGAGAAGCCCCAGTGGTATTCCCACTAGGACTTGGAAGATTCTCCAGAGTATCATTTCTTTTCGATTATAGTGTACTCAAATCCAGCCGCCTCTAATCTTTCAATCCAGTCAAGTCCTTTCTGAACTTTCTGGCCGAAGAATGAGAACTCAACGCATTTGACAACACCTTGAGTCTTTTGTTTCTTGTACACCCGCTGATTGTAACGGGTCAGCTCTGCTTTCATTACATCAGAGCTACTATTGTTTGCTCTGGTGACCACGGTAGAGTAGCAGAACTCTACTTTAGTCTCAACGACTGTGGATTTTTTGATTCTTTGTCTCATAGACTAGAACTTTTTGATATAGTTTTGCGTAAACACTTTGAGAGCACGTTTGATTCTATACTCTCTTCTAATCTCAACTGTTGGATCAAAGTGATAATCAAGATCCCATGTTGCAACAGTCCAGTATAAACCTTTTCTGTCCATGTAAGTTGAGATTTTAACGTCTGTGCCAGCCAGTACTGTTCTTCCTGTCCAGCTGATCGCTCCAGCAACTCTTGTGCGAGCAATTAATCGATTACTGTCAATGTACATAATTTTAAAATCTTAGACCCTACCCGGGTACTTCATCGATTTGGATTTCATTTTCCATTTCGATTAGGCAGGGGGTGATGTGAGTAAAGTGGCTTGTCATGTTCATAAAATATAGGGAATATTTATTTGGAAAATTAATTTTTAATACTTTTTGTATACCTAAACTAATTTTCACGCACCTTTATTTGGAAATTTCAAAAATTTTTCCTATCTTCACGGCATGAATAGTATAGTATATAAACCACTTATTACTCGTGGAGATCTCGCTACAGATACCACCAGTGGCTTAAATATATCTAATAATTCATCTTCTCCGACTTTTAAATACACTGGATACAAACCACAATATAATTGACGAGACTCCTCTGACTCTTCTACAGAATCTGAAACTACAGCTACTCAGGAAACTGCTGTAACTCCGGAAGATCACGAAGTAGATCAACAAATAGAATGGGAAGATCCCTCCACTATCAACTGAGAAACCACTCCCTCTACTGTAACTTCTATTGGAACTCAGCAACAATCAATAACTACTCCAATACAGCATGTATTTAAAACTCCAGACATAGATACCGGAGAAATGAAAGAATTTTTAGATGTATTAGCTGACGCAGGTATAGCAGTTAGAGTCACCTCTGGAGCGAGACCCGGAGCTAAAACATCTTCAGGTAATACCTCATGACATTCACAAGGTCGTGCCCTAGATATAACACCAGTATCCGGAACAACAAGAGAAGATTTTAATAAATTAAAAGATCAGATATTAAATGCTCCTACTGTTATTAAATATATGCAGGATCATAATATTGGTATACTCGATGAAACTCTAGATGAAACTCTTCAAAAAACTGGAGGTTCAGGCTGACATTTTCACATAGGACCAGATCAAAGTGCTCTCAAAGGACTTCAAGCTTGACTTAATGATGCTAATCATCTGGCCAAACACGGAATGAAATTTCCTATTTTAGCGAAACAAGGGACTAAGCTTCCAGTTATATTAGCCGCCAAAGGAACAAACATTCCTCGTAAGCAACAAAAACTTTATGATAGAGTAACAGAAAGACTTACTCAACAGAATCAAAATAAGAATGTTTCTCCAATTACAGGACTTAAATATGAAGAGCCCTTACAACCGCTTGGACAAGAAATAGTTTCGTTTCTTCCTGGAATTGGGGATGTAATTGAAGCGGGAAATATAGTCAATGATATTAGAAACAAAAATTATTTACCTGCAATATTAGGTACAACTTTATTTTTATTACCTGGAAATATCCCACAAATAGTTAGAAAACTCCCAGAAGGAACTAAAAATGCAATTAAAATTGAAACATTGCTTCCAGAAAGATTAGAATCTGGTGCAATAACTAGAAATTATCTTCCAGAAAAAGTAAATGACAAATCAATAACTGATGCGATGCTTGATGTTCCTATTGAAATAGGTAATGCAAAAGATAAAGGTGGTGGCTTATATAACATAGTTGAGAATAAAATTATTTTGGATAAAAATATCGATAAAAATAATTATTCTGATGTTTTAAATCACTAATGGTCACATTGATTAGATACACAAAGTACGCAGCCTTTAAATATATTAGGAACCTCTGGATTTATGAAAGTACCAGAAGAAGAAATTCTTAAATTACCTACTCAGGTTCAAGAAAAATTTCGTAAATATTTTGATCCTATTTCAAAACCAGGAACTACTCAGTTTACAACAGAAGTGGGTCCAAGATTAACACAATTGCTTAATTATGCTGGAATTAAAGATGGAAATAAAATTTTATCTTGAAAAGAATGAGAAGAAATAATAAATGCATATATAAAAGAACGTCCTTATAATATGAATATTTTAAAAGAATCAATTAAAGATGAACGATTATTTACAAAATGAGCTGAGACAAATTCAAAATAGAAATAATCTATTTGATAAATTTAGTATCGAAGCAAAAAATTATCTAAATGATCCAACAGAAACATTATTAGAATTGCTTTGTATTTATCCAAATAAAATGTTTGAATTTAATCAAACAGTAAATGCTTTCTTATGAATTGATGAGTGATCAAGAAAATATAATAAACTATTTCCATTAGAGAATTTTGATAAAACATCTTCATATCAATCTTTTATTTGTATTAGAAATAAATGAATTAAATATAATTTGGCAGAATGATCTGAAAATGAAAAACGTTTTATAATCCCTGACAAAACCGTACAATTCTTTTCTATATATAATACAGAAGAAGAACTAATAAATAAATATTACGGTGTAGAATCATTTTTTGATTATACATTTGAATATAATTTTGAAAGATCAAAACAAATAAAAGACCCTGATTTATATTCAGAATGGAGTTCATTATATACCAATTCTCAAATTTATTTATATTTAATTACTAATTATGATATTAATAGATAATTTAGCAACACTTGGCATCTGTCTTTTAACTATTTGTCTTTACAAATTCTTTAAATATTTAAGTAATGGCAACACTCGCACAGAACATCAATAACACAATCGCTTATTTAGATGATATTCGAGACGCAATCATTAACACTGGTATTGGAATGCCACTAGCTACTCCAGTTTCTGAATACGCTAATTGAATATCACAATTAGAATTTAAATTAATACTAGAAATATCTCAAGATTCATTTAACTTTAAAAATGATGGAATAGAAAAACAACAATTTGATCTTACGTGCAATTCTAATTGAGTAATTAATACTTTTCCATCTTGAATTACAGTAGATAAAACGTCAGGACATGGAGATGATGTAATTGAAGTATCTTGCGCGTATAATACTACATTGGAATCCAGATCTGGTACAATCACAATTACTTCTAATAATTTAAATAAAGTAATTAATATTACACAAGAAGCTCAAACTAGAGGAATTTGCAATATTCACTTTAGATCTGATTTTAATGTTCAAGCAGGAATTCGTGTTGTTGGAGAACTATTTTTAATTAGTAATCACAAAGTAGAAACTTCTATTTTATTTGATTTAATAAATGATGGTGCTCCAGTTGATTCATCTCCTTATTTATTAACTGATACTTGATCAATTAATAGAATTGAATATCAAGTACTAAGAAATGAATCTCCAATCGATAGTCAATGAATTGCAGATCCACCAGTTATCCATATAGGAAACGAAACTTCGACTGAAATGTATATAACCTTTACAGATCCATAATGAAGTATTTTTGAATATTTATAATTATTTTTCTTTTAACTTGTTGTGGAATTTCTAAAAATATTTATTTGGAATATTATACATCAGAACCACAGCTTGTTATAGATTCTTTATATAATAGATATAATCTTATAGATACGTCTAAATATGAAAATTGACATAGAATTCAATATTTTGGAAGTGATTCTATTGTTACAAATACCTATACAGAAATTTTTGAAATTAAAGATTCTTTATATATAACTTCTATTACAGAAAAAGAAAATCAAGATTCAGTATTATTACGATTTAGAAGAGAACATAAATAATGAGAACGTTTGGCTGTATAAAATCTGAAGAAAATCCTAATGATATTATATTTAAAGGATTGTCAGATTTAGATTTTTATAAAAGAGACTTACTTACTTCTATTAAAGATCAAGGAAGTAAAGGTTCTTGCGTAGCTCAATCGATATATGAATTATATGCTTTTTATAAAAAATTTAAAAATCAAGATTTAGATATTTCTCCAACTTATTCTTTTGATAGAAGAAAAGATAAATCCATTAATGGTATGCAACCAAGAGAAGCATTTGAAATTCTTAAGCAAGATAATAAAATTGAATCCTATGCAAAAATCAATGATTTAATATCTTTAAAAAATTCAATTATTGTAAATGGAGGAGCATTAATTGCTTTAAACGCAAAATCAGATGATCCAGATTTTTGAAAAGGTTCTTCTAATCTTGGAGGACACGCTGTATGTGCATATGGGTTTGATAAAGATTTTATTTATTTTAAAAATTCTTGAGGAACAGATTGAGCAAATTTTGGATGTTGAAAATTACCAATTACAGATTTTAATAAAATTATTGAAGCTTGAACAATTTTAACATAACGAAAAAGGAGACTCTCTTTCGAGGGCCTCCTTTTCTTATTTGTATGTGTTTAAAATTAATTTGTTCCTTCTAAAGCAGCTAATCTAGATTCTAATTCAGTGTTTTAGATTCAAGTTCTTGTATTTTAGTTAGAAGTTCATTTATTACTTCTTGAAGAGTTTGAGCAGTATCAGAATTAGTACCGTCATATCCTCCTACTCCATAAACGTAATGGTCACCATTAAACTTTATTTCGTGAGCATTCTTTCTGTCATTCTCTGAAGAGCCGATACCAACGGAATGAATTACACGGATAGAAGTAGAGGTAGAATCATAAGACTTATTGTACTTTCCCTCAGCGTGCTCAGCTTCTTTAAATGTCTCAGTATAGGAGCCTTCTGCATGAGAATAATCGCCTGAGGCAGTGGTATAGTAGTTTTCAGCATGAGAACAACCACCTATAGCATTGGTGAGGTAGCCTTCTGCGTGAGAACACCAACTTGTAGCATTGGTGAGGTGGCCTTCTGCGTGAGAAGAACTGCCTGAAGCCTTGGTACTGGTGCCTTCTGCATGAGAATCTTCGCCTGAAGCCTTGGTACTGGTGCCTTCTGCATGAGAATCTTCGCCTGAAGCAGAGGTGCGGGTACCTTCAGCATGAGAATGATCGCCAGTAGCATAGGTGCTGTAGCCTTCTGCGTGAGAATATGGACCAGTTGCTCTATTGTAATCGTAGCCTTCATAATCATAACTGTTAAAAATCTCTCCAGTACCATCAGAAATTGGATCTACCTTACCCACTCCAGTAGCCTTAGGTAATATTTCATTGATAGCACCAACTATAGTCTTATTTTCAGTGTCAAGAGTTTCATCAGCTGCATTTTGCTTATCAGCAAGTGCCGTATCTAAATCAGTAATCTTAGACTGAGGAAGTTCAGGAATATCGTCAGAAACAAGTGTTTTCTTAGAAACTGAAACAACGCCATTCTCTTGAGAAACTGAAGCAATCACCTCACCTGTGCTAGTAGTTTGACCTGAAGAATCAAGAGCATTAATTGCATTAGTAATATCTGCAGATACGTCAATACTATCGATCTTACTATTAAGGGCTTTACCTTGTGCTGCACTTAAAGGAAGTGTAGTCTCATCAGAGTTAAGAGAATTAATTACCATATTTTCAGTAAGAACTGAATGAGTAGTAACATTCTTAGATAAAGTACCAGAAGTATTAGTAATTGCTATCTCATTAAGCGTAAGACCTAATACAGAATCAAGTAAGTAGTATAAAGTAGTAACATTACCAAGTATTCTGATAGATACTGAAACACTACCATTAGATATAGTTCCTACAATAATCCTATTATCCTGTACAGTAGCATTCAGATTATCTATACCTCCAATTGCAGCAGAAATTGATTCTGAATCTTCAGCAGAAAGAAGATTGGTAAGATTAATTTCATAAGGTACTACTAAATTTTCAGTAGCGTTAGTAATATCTTGTATTGTTGCCGCTTTATTGGTTTCTGCATTATATTCTGTGTTAAATGAAATTACATTTTGTTTAGAATCAACAGAATTCTTTAATTCATTAACTGCGTTTACAAGATTATCTTTTATCGTAGTTTCTAAAAGAGAAACATCTCCTATTGTGGATAATTTTTCAAATTCTTCGTCCGAAACACATTTAAAAAATTGTCCATGTGTTCAAATTTCTTTTGCATCTTGTATGAACACAATTGAAGTTCCAAGAAAATCACCAAAAGTTATACCGTTATCTGTTGATTCAGCATAACGACTATTAAAATTGGATTTAGATTTAAAATGGATAAGTTTATTATTAATTGTTGCCATTTTATAATATTTAAAAATTTTAAGTAATGAGATTGTTAGTTTTTACTAATTTGTATTTATATCCTCAATTAAGGGCTGTAGTTGAGAAATAGTAGTATTTAAATTATTAATCTGACTTTCTAAAGACGTTTTCATTGTATTAAATTCATCTTTAGTTACATACTTAGATAAATCAATATTTTCTGGTTCTATACTAGTAATAGTTACCTTAATGTTACTATTTCCTTCAATAATAGTTCCATCTAAATTTATAAGTATTTCATATTTAGATACAACATCATCACGAGTATTTAATCCTACAAAAACTAACTTAATTTGATTTGCAGATTCAAATGCAGTATATTCGATAGGCATTTTATAATACATTGGATTGCCAGATAATGAAATACCATAACGTAAATACATTTGACTTCCACGTGATATTTTTTGTTTAAGTTCAGGAACGCTAGTTACTCCAAACCAATCAAAAATTTCTTCTTGTGTATAAACTTTATCTTGAAGTGATCGGATTGGAATATTAACTACATTAACTAATTCATCAGTAGTAGCAATTGTTTTCTTACCAGTAGAAGTTTCAATTGTAACATCAGAATCAGTGTTAATATTAGTATGTACTTTAGATGATCCAAGTTCGAGTTGTTTTGTACCATCGTAAACAGCAGCTTTAGCAACCGTTGCGTTTTCATCTCCATAATTACCAAGATAAGAACCTCCTTCTGGAAGTATAACATTTATGTTAGATTGTGTTTTCTCATCGTAAGCATATGGAATTTTATCTTTTTCAAGTCTACGAACTTCTGAATCACTATATTGAATCTTAGTTAAAGTATCTTCTGCAAGATTGATTATTTTATTAGGAGATTCCTCTATAATGCTAATACCTGCTCCAGGAAGTATATTTTTGGATTCCAAATTAGCTAATTTAGAATTTATTTCGTCATCTGCATCTTTTCTTTGATCTATTTCTGCAACTAATGTTTCAGATAATTGTTTTGTGGACTCATTAATGACCACTAAACTATTATTAAGATTTTCATTAATAGAGTTAATAGATTTTACAAGATTATTATTCAACGTCGAAATATCGGAATTAATTTTATCAGTACTTTCTTCAACTTCATTTTTTGTTGCATATATTGCTGCAACTTCGTCTTTAAAACCTTCAAATTCTTCTTTATCAACGTAATCACCAACATCTTGTTTTTGGTTTACTTCATCATGGAGTTCGTTAATTGCATCAACTATACTTTTATTTAAAGTTTCAAGTCTATGATCGATTTTTGGTTGAGCTGCATCTAATTTTTGTTGTGCGTTTTCATCGAAAGCAACAATGATTTTATCAAATTCTTCTTTAGAACCTGTAAATCCAGCTTTAACCGCATCATCATATGTTCCTTGAGTTAATCTTTGATCTATTTCTGTACCTGTGTATTTTGATTTATAAAACGCCATTGCACAAAATTGTTAAATTGTTATTATCTTGTATTACATAAGGTTCGCTTGACCAGAATTGTGTTGGTTCATAGCATATAAAAATTTGATCAACTTTATCTAAGAGTCCAGTAGACTGTTTAGGAATAAAGTATTCTACTACATCTGGATCTATTACTTCTAAATCTATAAAATATTGATATGTTGTTGGTTTATATATATAAAATTGAAAATATAAAACCTTATCATCAGGATAATTTTCAAAATATGCTTCTAAATTATGAATATTTCCAACTCCCCATAATGATGCTCTTGGTGATCTATAAACATCTCCGTGTACATCTTTAGGTTTATTTCCAAATCGTGTTAAACTAAAAGAAAACTCTTTAGTTGTATAAAAACTAACTATACAAGATTTCTTTTTAGATAACATATTTAAATCAAGTAAAAAATAATTAGTATAAAGTTGATTTAAAAATAATGTATAACGATCACCATTTGGAATATGATCATAAGCATGTTTTAAAATATCTCATGGTTGATCATTATCACTAGTTTCGTGTTTTAAATAATAATCTGGACCACCCGATGATATATATGTAAACAATGTTGAATTTAAAACTGTTTTATTATCTATAGGTTGGTATGCCATTATTCTTCTATTTTAAATATTTGTTTTCTTTGTCTTCCTTTTGATCAAAGTCCTAAGTGAATCCATTGAGACTTCCCACTTTTTTCTATAATAGCTTGATCAAAAGATTTATCTTTTAAATAATCTACTATAAATTGTTTAAATTTAGTAAATTGTTTATTAATTGGATACATATCAACTGCTCAGCCTTCACAGTGAGCTGATGTTGCTACTCCTCCAACTGCTTGATTCAATTCAGGACATCTGTATCCAGAATTAATACGAATTGCAGAACCTCAAGCTTCTCTCAAGGGATTTAAAAACTCTATTAGTTTTTTAAGATTTTCTTTAATATTATCTGGAGGAGTATTATCTATTCCTTGTTGTTCAGCTATATCACTTTTAGAAAGTTCTTCAATTGTAAAGTAAGATTTCATTTACTAATCTCTTAAAACAAACTTAAATATATGTTTTGCTCAAGCAAATCTATCTCTTACTTCTTGATAACCTAAATTATTTTGATTATTATATGCTTCCTGTTCGAAACTTATGCTCCGGTATGCTCTAATCTTTCAATAAAATATATTACATATTACTTTAATAAACCATTCTATTATATATAATAAGTAAAAGATTATCCAATTAATAAATCAAATAAACTTGTCATTCTTCTTATTTGGAATAAAGTCTTCACTCTGAAGAGTATGTATTGTCTCATGATTTAATGTTGTTTGTGATATTGGAGTATTTTTGTATTTTTCTCTCCTAATTAAATATCCAAACAAGTTCATACAATAAAATCCAGAAAATGGAAGTATTTTACTGTATATTAATTTCACTTTTGATGTCTCCATTTTGTGTTTCTAATTTTTTACGAGCACGTCATTCTTTAGAATATTGTTTTCTATAAGCAGAAATTTGTTCTTTATGAGTTTCCTCATATATTTTACTAGTTTCTTTAATTTTTTCTTTGTTTTCTACTCTATATTGTTTCATATATTCTTTAATCTTTTTTTTATTACGTTCTCTATATTCTTTTTTCTTTCTTAACCGCTCAGCTCGTTGTTCCGGAGTTTCATTTAATAATTTTTGATGTCTTTTTTCTTTATTCTTTTCGTTATAAATTTTATCATATGCTTGTTTCTTTTCTTTATTTGCTTTAGTATAAGCTTTTCTACATTCAGATAAAGAATCATAATCACAAATAGAAAATTTAGCATTTGGGTTTCTTCTTCCTCTACTGCCATTTCCTCCTTTTGTTAAGTTATATCCTAAATCTGGATAATCTTCTACATATGAATGTAATTTTTCTATTCACAATATTTCTTGTTGATCTAATCTTTTATCACGAAGTTTTGGTGAAGTAGAACAAAAACAATAAAGAATTTTAAAATCAAAATTATCAATTCCATATTTTTGAATAGCTCGATCAATTAAACTTCGTCTATTGTCTCGAAGTTTTAAGTGTTCAGCCATTCTTCTTTTTAAATTAGCTGTTTGACCAACATATCTCTTTTTATTAATTTTATTTACATAAACATAAATTCATCCTTTATAAATCATTTTTCTTATTATCGTTTATTTTGTCTCTTCTAAATGGCGACATAATTGCATCTATGCCAAGTAATCCAGAAGAACAATAAAAAAGAACTTCTGCAATTAAAGGAGCTTGTATGCACAATATCGTACAATAAATAACTACGAATAAACATACAAGTCATCCAAGAAATCCAGCAATTCTTTTTGATGAGACTCCTGACCTTGACATAAAGATCTTCTGGAAATACTCTGATGCTTTCATAATCTATTTCTTATGCCAACGTCTTGCGTTTTGAGCAAATACGGCTTTCTTTCTTATTGCCGGATCGGGACTATTCTTTCCTCTTTGTATACATTCGTTTGTGACTTTTCCGTTACAATATTTTGTAAAGGATCCCCGATTTTTCTTCTTAATATGAATTTTGCCTCCACTTTTAAATATCTCTAATTCGTTATCGATCATATCTGGATAATCGATAGAATCTAATTCAATTTGTGTATATGCAAAATTCATCATTTTGTCTAATAATTCTGAAATCATCTTCTTAAATATTTTAAAATAAAATTTTTAAAATTTCTATAACTTTTATTTGGATTTTTGCAAATTTAATTATATTTTTGCAAATAACCAAATATGAATTAATATATTTATGAGAATCATGATAATGTTTTATATAAAATCTTTACTATAATATTTTTATTAATTATTAAACGATTTGTAAAACAGGGAAATGAAAAGTTTAAAAGACAGTGGTTCTTTTATTGAGTGAATTGGAGAGATGTCTGATGCAGTAGCTAATCACGGCTTATGGAAAATAATTAAAGGAACCATAGCTTTAGCTTTTGCATTAATTGTTCTTAATATTGCATTAAATCCAGAAATAGTATTTGACAAATTTACTCAATATACAGAACGTGTAGAAAGAGAAAATGTAGAATATAGAAGAGAAATAGATCCAGTTATAAGAGGTGAATTAAAGGAATTAGTTTATGCTACAGAAGCATCTCGTGCTTGTGTAATGGAATTTCATAACGGTACTTCCAATTTTTCATCTCTTGGTTTTTTGTATGCAGCTATGACTTATGAAGAAACTAGAGATGGTGTAGATAAAGTGTCTAAAGTTTATAGTGAAGTTAGCTTATCTTTATTTAATATAGCCGATGCAATGTATAATCGAGGGTTTTGATTTGGTAGTATTGATGATTTAGCTAAAATGGATTCTGCTTTAGCACAAGGAATTGCCGCTTCTGGTACAAAATGAGTTGCTGCATTATTACTTGAAAGCTCACGAGAACTTGGATTTTTAATTCTCTCTTTTGATTATATTCCACTAGATCAACAAAAGATTGGAAGAGAAATTAGACGTGTAGGTGTATCAATTGCATCTAAACTCGATTATATTCCAAGAACGTAATTAAATAATGTATATGCCAAGGTTAGATGGAAATGAAAGTTATTATGATGGACGGTTAGTAGATAAAGAGACCGATTCAGTTGTGTATTTTGATGATACACACGAATATAAAGCTAAATCAGATGGTTTACAAGGTGTATCAGTTACAACAATGATACATTCATATGTTACTCCATTTGATGCTACTTTTTGAAGTTCATATAAAGCTCTTGAAGCTCTTTGTGAACCAGAAATTTTTGGAATCTTAAAACCAAAATTACTTCAAACTAAAAGATTTAATAAGTCTATAATCGATAAATTAGATATTGATTTAGATGAATTTAATGTTAAAAAGCAAGAAATACTAGATTCTTACGATAGAAAAAGAGAGGCTTCTTGCGAATATGGAACAAAAGTTCATGCAGCTATAGAAAATGCTCTTTATGGTCGAGACCCTTCTACTTTAAAGAAATTCGGTCTCGGAGGTAAAATGGAAGTATTTAGAGGTAAGTATACGCTTGACTTAGGAACAGGAGTATATCCAGAGTTTATGATTAGCTATAGAGACGAAGATTTTCTATTATGTGGTCAAGTTGATCTATTAATAGTGCAAGGAAACGAGATTCACATAGGCGATCATAAAACAAATGAGAAAATTGAATTTAAATCATTCTATGATAAGTATAAGAAATCGCAAACTATGATGAAGTATCCATTAAATACTATTCAAGATTGTAATGGACAACACTATACTCTACAATTAAGTACTTATGCATGAATGATTCAGCAGTTAAATCCAAAATATGAAATTAAAAGATTGTTCATTCACTGAATCGATCATGACGGAAAAGAAAGTTTTATAGATGTTCCTTATATGAAACAAGAAGTAGAAAAGATGCTCAAAGATTATAAGAAAAAACTTAAAATTCAGAGAGCACTTGATAGAGATAAACCATATATTATATAATGTCTAATGCACTTGATATATTACAGGGGCATATAAATGAAGTATTAAATAGAGAAGAAGATCTTTCTCAAAGTCGTTTAGAGATATGTAAACAATGTCCTGGATTTAAAAACTCAGTTGCTTTTGGCCCTATATGTGATTCTACTAAATATATGTCTCCAGATGGTACAGATTGAGACTATAAATATCACGAAGGCTGAATTCGTCTTTGTGGCTGCAGACTTAAGGCTAAAACGCGATTAAAAAATGCCCATTGCCCTGTTAAAAAATGATAATGATAACATGTATACAAAAGATATAAAAAATATTTACTCCTTAATGATAATGATTTAATATGGAAAATGTTGCAAAGAATATAGTAAATAAAAATATAAAGAATATAAATACAAATGATGTTGAAATAATTCCAGTTAATTTTGGAGTATTACTTAAACCCTATGAAGAAAACCCATATAGAAAGATTGAAACTACGGATTCGGGTCTCATAGTTGGTATTGAAAGTACTAAGAGATATAAATCAAATGAAACTGGAGAATATGAAGATAATCAACAACTTATTACATGTGGAAAAGTGTTGGCTGTTGGACCGGAATGTAAAAACGTTAAAGTTGGAGATGACGTTTATTTTCCAATGCATATCGCTACACCAATTCCATTTAGAAAGAAGGGATATTATGAAATTTCGGAGCAAAATATTTACTGTGTGCTTCGACCAATTAATGATGTTTAAATATGATGAATTTAGAACCAGAAAAAATATTTTTCGCGCCTGGAGATTTAGTTGAAGTTAGGCACGATATAGAAAATAAACCAAAAATGTTTGTGACAGAAAAAGTAACTAAATCTATTAAAGATAAAGATGGAAATGTTGAAAATGTATTCGTCGGCTTGCGAGTTAAGTGGTTTGATAAACAGCAGGTTCTTCATGAAGCAATATTTTCTACTAAAGATCTTAAACACGTATAATTATGCGAGTAAATATTTCAAATAATAATGTAATATCGATTGACTTTGATACAGTTGATCAAGTTATAGATTTTATAAAGAAATTTAATTCCAGTAATAGTATAACTGGCGGAACAAATCCTATAAAAATAGATCCAAATGATTGGAAACAACCTTGGAATCCTTATAATCCTATTGTACAACCACTAGATGTTTATTATCGTAAATCAGACTTAGACACATATAAAGTAGCGGATCCAGTTCCAAATCCTTATACTGTTACAGCTAATACAAAATAATTATGAATGAAGAACAACTAATAGAGTTTGTTAATTGACTTCCTTCAGTAGTTCCAGAATTTAAAAATGCAGAACCTGAACAGATCGTACAAGCCCTTAATCAGATGTATGAATCTGAAGAAGGACAACAAATGCTTTCACAGCTTTTTACTGCTTTTCAAGAATCTAAAGCTGATGCTCAATCACAAATGTTTAAAAAAGGTGGAAAACTTTCTCAGTTAGTTGAAAAAGCTAAGAAAGGTAAAAAGATGTGTTGCAAAAAGAAAGAAGTTCTTAAAGGTGGAATGGTTAACAAAATTACAGAGAAAATGCAAGAAGGAGGAGAATTAGCAACTAATACTTCTGCAAATACTTTAAGTAATTTTGGTTTAATTCCTAAAGTAGACAGAGGAATTGACACATCTAAACTTAGGCAAAGAGGAACAACTCCAGCTTATGTAGGAGAACCAGATTATTTTGGAACTTCGGAAACATGAACTCCATCTAAAAATAAAATTGGTGCAGATATTAAAAACGTATTTAATGGAAACACTTTACGTCAATATATAGTTACAAAAGGGGAATGAGGAGTACCTAGAAAAGTATATAGAGAAATAACAAATTATAGTACTCCAGCGCAATCTGATACTATTTATGTTGATGCTCAAGGAAGATCCGGAGTACGTAATCCGTCTTTTATTCAGAAAATGTTAGGAGATGCAAAACACAGTTCTGAATTTATGAACGGTATAGATCTTATTTTACAAGGATATGATCCTATTCAATTATCTGGAAAGGAAGTTAGACAATCTCGTAAAAAGTAATGGAAATATTTATATTCGATAATGTAACTAATAAACTGCGAATCAATGAATATGATATATTACTTATAAAAGAATTTGCTGATCTCTGAGATCAAAATAGAAACAAATGTGCTGAAGACAAAACTGGAGAGAAACGGCTTCTTGCCTATAAAGAATTTACTTATATCTATTTGACTCTTGATTTTAAATCTCCTTATTTTAAATACCTAGAAAAAGATAAGCATGAAGCTGCACTAGCCGATTCTGGTCTAGAGGAATCTCATCTAAAAGATCCATTGTTCGTTGCAGCATATCATAAATATCAAGAGATACAAGAAGCCGATCCAGTTTTATCTCTTATAAAAACAGCATATCATACATTATATAAAACTCAGGTTTTCTTAGATTCAATAGATTATAGTGAGAGAGATGATACGGGAAAACCAATATATAAGCCGAAAGATGTTATGAACGATATAGCAACAATCGGTAATTTAAGAGCAAAGCTTCAAGAACTAGAAGTCTTACATAAAACAAATATGGCTGCAGCATCTAAAGTACGTGGTGATATTCAAACTGGATTTATGGAAGATTCTTATCCTTGACAGAAATAGATTTAGTAATAGATAAGTAATAATAGATTCATGGTAAAGAAAAGAGAGAGATTAGAAGATACGCCGGAATTTATGAAAAAATATGGTCAAGCTTTAAAGAGAATGGATGAACGTAACAAAACTGCAGAAGAAAAGAAATCCAAACTTAATAAGCAAGACTTACAAAAACTCCCCGGATTCGCAGAAAATTATGAAGAAAGTCTTATTCGACAATTATTCGAAGAAGATCTTAAGAAAAAGATTGAAAAATATCTTGGAGAAGATGATAAAGAATCGCAATATTATCAAGACTCATGAGAATTAAAACATCATAAAAGAGACGGATTGTGAGATGTTAAAGCTGATGAGAGAATTGAATATTTTGATCCTGAGTTATCTTACGAATTAACTGGTTATCGTCCCATAACAATGACTGAAGGTTTGGACTTTGATCCAGAACCATTTAGAGAAGCAGCTAGAATTTATGAAGAAACTGGAAAATATACTGAATATCCAGCAGGTTGTAAACCATACAATGATTATTGAATGGAACAACTTAAACGATGTGCTGAAGGTTATACCGTTGGAAAGTATAGAATAACTGGAGATCATTATTTCTTCTTAAATTTCTATCATATGCAAACCGTTAATAAGTCTAGTGCAAAACACGTAAGAGGTCGTATACAAAGCTTTCCAATGTTTGCTGTAAAACAGTATGAGTTCTTTCATTACGTAGAACTATGCGAATATACAGGACACGATGTTGTTATGTTAAAGGCAAGAGCTTTAAATATTATCTTGAAGCCATTAGCAGTAATGTTAATGTTAAATCCCGCAATATCGGTAAATACTGAGATGTAAATACCGAGATAACTTGAAATCACAAGTATCGTAGAGCATAGAAGATGAGCGTTAAGAGAGCAATAATTCTTCCAAGAGTGTGGGCTCCATTATATGGATGAAAATATATGCCGAACTATAAAGAACAACAATTTATAGAATTATGAGATAAAAAGCTCATAAGATAACAAATGAGGATTTTCAGAGATCTTAGCTGATCTTTGTGTTAGACCTTTCATTACAACTCGTCAATTTAGAACAGTGGCCACTGCTGATTCTGATGGACACTTAGATCCATTACTTGATAAATGTTGGACTCAGCTTAACTGACTTAACCTTCATACTGATGGGGGTATGAAACGTTCACGCCAAAAAATCGATAATATTAAACAAAAGAGAGCATCACTTTTAAATAAAGAAGGAGTCGAATATGGATCAATGTCAGAAATAGAAGGAATTGTCGCAGATGATCCTAATAAGATTCGTGGCGATCGTGTTGAAAGATTAATATATGAAGAAGCTGGTTCTCAACCAAAACTTATTAAAGCTTGAATACAAGGAAATGCATTAGTGGAGATAGGAGGTGAAAAGATAGGGGTTCGAATTGCCGGAGGAACGGGTAGATTAATGTAAATTATTAACTAGTAATTTTTATTGTTATGACTACAACAAAAATAGAACGTGAAAAAATAAAACAAATAATTATTGATGAATACATAAACACTCCAGAAAAAGAAAGAAGTTTAACTAAACTAGGAAATAAATATGGAGTTAAAAGACAAACAATTTCTAAATGATTAAAAGCTAAAGGATTTGAAATAATTAATTATCAAAATAGATGTAGAATTGACGAAACAGTTTTTGATAATATAGATACAGAAGAAAAAGCATATTGATTAGGTTTTCTTTATGCTGATGGAAATATTAGTACAGTAGGAAATCGTTTAGAAATGAATTTATCTTCTAAAGATTTAGATCATATGTTAAAATTTAAAAAATTTTTAAAATTAGAATCTGAAATTAGAATTGAGGATAATCATGGAGAAGGAAAAGAAATTTGTAGATTAGCTGTCAGAAATAAACATATCTGGCAACAATTAAATGATAAAGGATGTGTTCCTTGTAAGTCTTTAATTTTAATATTTCCAGATAGGTCTATATTTAAATCAGAAATTTTAATTTATGATTTTATACGAGGATATTGCGATGGAGATGGAAGTTTAGGTATGTATATTAAAGAAAATACAAAAACTCATAAATGTTGAATATCTTTTGTAGGAACAAAAGATTTTTTAAATGGAATTGAAAATTTTCTTAATATTAAAGGAACAATTCGTAATAAAACTTGTACTAATTGACAAAATCAAGCTTATAATCTTAAATACGAAGGAGTAAAAGCTAGAAAAGTAGCAAGATTACTTTATGAAAATTCATCAATTTATATGAATAGAAAATATAATAGATTTTTACAATTCTGCTCCTTTGAAGAGGGATCTTCAACAGCAAAATCGAGCAAAATCGAAAGACGCTGTAATGCGAATATCGAGGTAAATAACTAGATTGCGAAAGGCTAGTTATCACCGTAACGCGTAGTAATTGAATAAATATAATATTACCAAGAGTGCTCGACATCTAGAACAGATGAAAATGTACGCTGAACTATAGAGAATAAGAATCTATAGAATTTAGAGATAAAAAACTCTAAAGATAACAAAATTGGGTGATTCCGGAATTGCACTTGCGGGATTATCTGAAATGTTTAATAATCCTCGTGCTTATAATGTATTACCTTACAAAAATAAATATACTCGTGATGGCAAGATTGCTTACACTGGTTTCTTCATTCCAGCTCATGAGTTCTCTTTAAATCCAGAATTTGTTGATTCTCGTGGAGTCACAGATTCCGTTAGATTTAAACAATGATATGAAGAACAACGAAAAAAGATGGAAGGTCAAGCTCTCTTAGATTATTGTGCAGAACACTGTTTTACTCCTGATGAAGCGCTTCTTAGACAAGGTGATAATATCTTTGACTCAATTGTTATTTCTGAACGACTCACTCAAATTAGAGTATTTAAAGAAAATTATCAAAAACCTGAACCAACAGCACTTTTATGAGTTGGAGAAGAAAGAAAATTTGTAAAAGCACAACCTCTAAGTACGAGTAAATTACTTGTTGTTGAACCTCCTCTTTTAGACATGGATGGAAATCCTTATAATAATTTATATGTTGCAGGAATAGATGCTATTGATATGGGTAAAGAAGATTCTGCTATAGATTCTGATGTATCTGATTTCTGCATTGTAATTAAAAAACGTGCATTTGGTATGGATTCTCCAAAATATGTGGCCATGTATAAAGATCGTCCACAGAAAATTAGAGATGCATACGAAATTGCTATGAAACTTTGTGTATGATATAATTGTAAAGCAATGTTGGAGTATACAAAAATATCTATACAAAAATACTTTGAACAATATAAAAAATCTCACTTATTTATGGCTCGTCCTGAATTTGCAGTATCGAATCGTGCAAAAAGAACCACAACTAAAAATCTTATTGGTTTACCTGCAACAGAATCTGTTATCAAGCATGGGTTGGAGTTAATCGAAATGTATGTTGAAGACTATTGACAAGATATTATGTTCGATGAAATGCTTGAACAACTTTTAAATTATTCTTATGAAGAAAAAAGAAAGTTTGATATTGTAGCAGCCTTATCAATGTGTGAGATTGGAGATGAAGCAATGCTGGGGTTCTCTGTTAAAAATGCTCAATCTACTAAACAAGAATGAAAAGACTACGGATATTATTATGATGAGAATGGGCATAAAAGATTCGGAGTTATTCCAGATAAAAATAATAATATAATACAACCACCAAAATGACACTTTTAGAACAAGAAATTCTTGATACTATTAACGAAGCTGTTGGAGGTAAATATATTGGTCAATTAAAAGTGTTTCATGAAGACAAAGTTGGATGAGTTCTTCTATTACACATGAACCAAGAACAAGCTCCAATGAATTTTGTATATGATGGTACTTGAGAGCAGTTTAAGAAGTTCATTTATAACGAATTGCACTTTAGAAAAATGCATAAAGCATCTTTCTTTCAGGCAGTTCAAGAATTACCATCGCTTATAGATAAGCATGGTGAATTAGAATTAGATTATGATACTGTAATAATCACATAGAATGGACAAACAAAAAGAAATTGAAAGCATTAATAAATGTATTCAAGATCTTGTCTACGAGAAAGTTGAGTTAAAAAAAGCTTATAACTATTATCACTGTATTCGAGATGCTGAACAATTTCGACATATAGAAGATAATTATGGTATTGGTACACCAACATCAATCGGATTTACTCCACTTATCAAGAAGCATATTGATGTTTTAGTTGGTGAATATCTCGAATTAGATCCTGATTTGCAAATCACATGTAAAGATGAAAAGACAGTATCTAATATTATGAGAGATAAACAGTTAGAAATTAATAAACAAGTTTATAATTTATTAAAATCTAAATTACAAAATCTAATTGTACAGGTTTTTGTAGATAGAAAACAAGCAGCTAACGATCCTTATATAGAAAAGGAAATAGAAAAACTCAAAAAAGATATAGATAAAAATTATGTATCAGAATATGAGTGTGCTGCTCAAAATATTTTAAACTATGTAAAACATTCACGTGATCTCGACTTAAAAAATAAAATGCGTGAATTATTTACAGATTTATTAATTTCTGGTATTTGCTATTATAGAACAAAACCTTCTGGTAGTGGAGAAAATCTTAAATTAGAAATTCTCAATCCTCTTGATACATTTATTGAAAGAAATAGAAACGAATTCTATTTAAATAAGTCTCCTCGTTCCGTTATTAGGAGATGAATGACAGAAGAACAAATTAGGTATGAATTCGAAGATGAACTTTCACCGGAAGCTAAAGCTATTCTTAAAGATTATGCATCTAAAGGAGAACGAAATTATAATACAGTATTTATAAGACAACCTCGTTCTATAGAAGGTGAAGATAATCAATATCAAGCAACAAGAGTAGTTCCTTCTCCAGGTATTTTAGGAGGATTGGAAGTTACACCTGTATTCCCATGAAATGAAACTGGAATGTACAATTATAATAATAATCCTGTAATTCCTGTTTATGAATGCGAATGACTTGTTTGGGATAAGGATAAGAAACGGGTTACCAAGCATGAAGGTGTAAAAATTGGAGAGGAAATATTTATCACTAGAGGTGAATCAAAATATATATGTAGAAGTCAATCGGATCCAAGAAGTTGTAGTTTATCAGTAAACGGAATGTTCTTTAGCGATAAAAACGGTCAACCATTTAGTCTTATGCTTAATACTATGGGAATGCAAGACAAATACGATCTCTTATTATACTATAGAGATAATTTAATTGCATCTAGTGGTACAGTAGGAGATTGGATTGATATAGCTCATATTCCTAGCGCTTTAGGCGTTGAACTTCCAGAAAAACTCGCTAAATGAAAGGCATATAAAAAGAACGGTCTTGCGATAATCGATTCTTCAGAAGAAGGAATTCCTTTAAATACAACATTTAATGGATTTGATGATACAGTAAAAGCTCAATCTATTCAAGCTATACAAATAGCAATAGATTCTGTTGAACAACAAGTTTGTCAGACAACTGGAGTGTTCCCAGAAAAGCTTGGGGGAATACAACAAAGAGACGCTGTAAGTAATGTAAAAGTAGGTATTCGTCAATCGACAATACTTACGAAACAGTATTTTTATGCAATGGATTTGATGTATAAAGAGATTAATTATGATCTTTTAAATCTTGCAAAATTTGTTTATAAACATGGTTTAACTGGAACAATTATTCTTGGCAATAAAGTTAAGCAAATATTTACTGCTCTTCCAGAATATTATACTGTAACTGATTTTGATATTCATATTCAAGATAGCTCAGAAATGTTTAGAGTTCGTGAAACTTTAAATCAACTTAGTATCGAGTTTGTTAAAAGTGGACAAGCTGATCCTGCCATGATTATTAATACAATGATGGCTAAGAATATGACTGAAATGAAAGATTATCTTGAAGAAGCTCTTGAAGAGAAGAAACAAGAAAATAACGCAATTCAACAGTTACAACAACAAGTACAACAACTTGATCAACAGAATAAACAGCTTAATCAACAATTACAGAAAGCTCAAGCTGAAAATGAGAGACTTAATTCTCAGATTCAGCAAAATAATAATCTTAAATGAGATATTGAAAAGAAGAAAGTTGCACTTCAAGAACAAGAGATTAGAGATAAGAGAGAAAATGATAAAAAGCTTACAGAATTAAAAGAAAAGGAACTTACTGTCGAAATTGCACAGCTTAACGACGGAAATCCATATAATGATCGCATAAGAAATTCGTAGTATGAATTTAAATATTACAACAAATATATCTAAATGTAATTGTCAATTTTGTGCAATTGATAATACTGATTATTCTACTATGTTAGATAAACTGGTATTTGTTGAATTTTTGTGCTACTTTGCGTATAAAGACGATGCTAATACATTGCTTCCAATTAAACAATCAAAGAAAATATCTATAGGTTCCGAAAATGATTATAAAACATATGGATATAATTTTGATTATGATGGAAGATACATATATAATAAATACGCTATTTACAATATAGAATCTTTATATTCAGATAATCAATATTTGATTAAAGATAAAATTTTTTATTATAATAATAATATTTATATAGGTTTACAAAATGTTAATTCGTTACAAGAAATAAATGCTTCTAATAGTAATATGATTTCTAATTGGTATGAATTAAAAAACTATATTGGACAATATATTAATTATTTTTATACCACTGAATTATTTACTATATGTAAATTAAACAAATGTGTTATTAATTATCAAAAACAAACACTATTTAATAAATTAGAATCTTGTAAGAAGATTTGTAAAACAGACGATACAAAAGAACTTCGAGATTTCTTATTTATAAGTGTTCACGTATTAAGCTATTTAATCTGTAACGAAAATTATGAAGAAGCACAAAGAATTTTAGAAAGTTTATCTGCTTGTGGAGAGCTTTGCAACGATACAGTCTTTTTAAACTCAACAAATAATTGTAATTGTAAGAATGGCTAAGAAAATTTTTTGAAAAGATAATACTATACCTCCAACTAATCATATCTGGGCTAAAACAGACGATAATGGAAAAGTAACTGGAATTTATGAACATGATGGAGATAAATGAGTATTAGTTAAAACACCTCAAACAGGTGATGGAGTTCCTATAACTAATATTCCAAATCAAGTTTATGTAACAGATAAGTATGGAAATCAAACATCTATTGAATATAGTGTAAATCCAGTTCCAAATACAATTGCAATGAGAGATGGAAGAGGCAATTTAAAAACAGGAACTCCCGTTGAAAATGACGATTGCGTTCCTTTAAAATCATTCTCTTGAATTGAAGTATAATGAACGAATTATATGCAATATTATATAAAACATATATTAGAGAATTACATCGTTTAAATATTGGTTATACATTAAATAAACAAAATATTCAATATATGTTTGATTTAATAAATACAATCGATTATATAGAAAATGGGGATCCGACAGTTACTGAAATTTATAAAATCATAGCATATTATGAGTAGAATTTTTAGTAAGACTTTTAATTGTGATACAACCACAAGAAACTTAAATAAAGGTAAGTCATTTAGATTTAGTGAATGAGATAGAACTTCATTATTTGTAAATGACGAATATATACAAGATTTTGTCTCCTATGCAGGATCATTATATGCTTGTATAAAATCAAATTCAAACATAACTCCATCTAACGAACAATATTGAAAATTAGTTATTTCTGGAGTAGAGGGTCCTCAAGGAGAAGTAGGAGAAACTGGTGCAACTTTTACACCACATGTATCTGAAAGTGGAGTATTGAGTTGAACAAACGATAAAGATCTTGAAAATCCAGTTTCTGTTAATATAAAAGGAGAAAAAGGTGATCCTTCAACTGTTCCTGGACCTAAAGGAGACAAAGGTGAAAAAGGAGATAGCATAGTAGGTCCTAAAGGAGACAAGGGTGACCAAGGAATTGGTTTAGAGTTTACTTGAAATGGTACTAAACTTGGAATCAGACGTGAAGGAGAAAGTAGATATACTTATGTAGATCTTAAGGGTGCTACAGGTACTAGAGGTATTCGTGGTCCTCAAGGTAGACAAGGAAATGAAGGTCCAGAAGGTCCGAAAGGTCCGAAAGGTGATTCATTATATATTCAAGTTTCTGATCCAAACGAATTAGGACAAAGGTTTCTACAAAAGAGATATTCAGAAGATGAGCCTTGGGTTCCATTTTTTGATTTATCTGAAATGCGTGGAGAAAATGGTAAATCAATTATTGTTGAACGTGATAGTAGTGGTAATGTATATTATCATTATGAAGGTGAATCAAGTTCTAATAATAAATTATTGATTTATAAAGACGAAATAAAAGGTCCTAAAGGAGATACTATTGCAAAAACATATGTTGGAGACGATGGATATCTTTATATTCAATTATCTAACGAAAAAACTCCTCGTAGAGCCGGATATGTTCGTGGAGATCGAGGAGCTGATGGACGTGAAATCGTATTAAGAACTTATACTGGTCCTAGTGAAGATCCAAATGATCCTCGTTTAGGCACTCATATTCAATGAAAATATGCTGGAGACGAATATAAATTATGAACTAATTTAATTCAAATTAATGAATTAATGAATGTTGCATTAATGGGAATTAAATTAGAATATAATTTAGAATATGATACAGATGAAGACGGCGTTAAAACTAAATATGATGTTCTTGAAATTAATAGTTATCAAGTCGAATTTGATGAAGAAGGAAAATTAGTTTTAACTGATAAAATAGCAAATATTTCAAGAGTTGCAATGCCAACACATACTCAAATCATATCTATTGAGTATGATGAAGAAAAGAATGAAATACAATTTATTCTTGATACTGCAACAGGTCAACAAGTAGTAGCTATTAATTGTGATCGATTTATTAAAGCAGGCGATGGAATTACTGTTGATCATGGTAATATTATTAACGTACATATTGCCGATGACAGTGAAGTCTTATCTGATAATTCACATATATTAACCGTTGATAAAGAAGGATTACGAATTCGTGGAGTTAAAGATAAACTTATCAAAGAAGTTAATTTAATTAAACATGATCGTACTAACGATACACATTATTATTCTTATGATTATGTAGCACAAGATGGCACAATATATCCAATTGAAATTCCAGATTTCATAGAATGAGAAAATAATGATGATGGATCTAGACAAATTTTCTTTAGAAATAACGATAAACTTGTAAGTTGAGATAGTGAAAAAGTAATAAGAAACTTAATTCATTTAGATGAAACAAATATTACACAACTTGGCGATGCAGAAGCATCAATAAATCTTAACGGAAAAGATTTAAATCCAACTTATAATCAACAAGAAAAACTTGCTTTACTTTCTAACTTAGAGGAAGCAGTTACTGGATTACATTTAGTTAAAGAAGATGTGCCAGAAGAATCAGATTTAGCTGCTCGTTATTCTATTGCAGATAAAGACGGAAATCTTTTAGGAAATGTTCATATTGATGTTCTTAAGGATAACTATCTTAAAGATGTTGTTTATAACGAAGATACTTATACATTTACTTTTGATTTTTGAGTAAATGATGATCCTGAAGAAGCGTCTCAAGTTAAAGTAGTTACTATTACTTTACAAAAGCTTTTTGATAATTTAAAGGCTCTTGTTGATAATCTTGAAGCAAAACATGACTCTGATATTCAAACAATCAGAGATGAACACAAACAGGATGTTAAAACTCTTAACGAAGCAATAGCTAAAAATGCTGAAGGTATAGAATCATTAAGAGAAAATCTTGAACAAGAAACTACTGACCGTAAAGCTGCAGATAATGTTCTTCAATCTAACATAGATGCTGAAGCACAAACTCGTAAAGAAGAGGATGCAAAACTTCAGGAAGCACTTGATGCTGAGATTTCTCGTGCAATAGAAGCTGAACAAGTTATTGATTCTAAATTAAATGATGAGATTGCTCGTGCTCAAGTTACTGAATCTCAAATTCAGACTAATTTAGATAACGAAATCGCTAGAGCAAAAGCTGCTGAAGAATCTCTTATTAATAAGACTGATGAATTAAATCAGGATCTTATTGATACACAAAATAATTTAGCTGCCGAAATAATTCGTGCGTCTAATGCTGAACAACAATTACAAGAAGTTGTTACTGATGCTTTAGCTAGTATTAATGGCAAAATAGATGAATCAGAAAAAGGTCAACCTAATGGTGTAGCTACTCTTGATGAAAATGGATTTATTCCTTCTACTCAAATAAATGGTCAAATGGCACATGTATTTGGGGTTGATGGAGTTGCGACAGCTTCTACACTTCCAGCATTAACTAATTTAGATGTAGGAAAAATATATTGAACTACTGATACTAAAGAATTTTACAATTGAAATGGATTATCTTGGGACGATCCAATGGCTCCTAAAGATGATACTATTTATAATTTTAGAAATTGTGATGCAACTGGAGACCCATCTCGTACTAATATTTTATATAGATGAGATGGAGAAAATTTAACTGAAATTTCAGAATCTCTTGCACTTGGAGAAGTAACAGGAACTGCTTATGAAGGAAATAAAGGTGCAGCTAATAGAGCAGCTATTAATTCTATTCCTGAATCATTAGTATCTACTTTAAAGATATCTTCTGATACATCTAAAGTTGATCTTAATTTAGAAACTGCGACTAAATCTGGGCTTAACTATAATGCAGTCGCATCTGTAGTTAAGAATATTCCAAATGCAACTAAATTAAGTGCTGGTGTTATTACTTCTGCAGAATATACCTCTTTAGTTGAAACTATTCCGAATAAATTAGTGGAATTAGAAACAGAACTTAATACTAAGCAAGATGCTGGAGATTATGTTACTAATGAAGAATTAGAAGCCAAAGATTATGTATCTAATTCAGAATTAATAAATAAAAAATATCTTACTGAAGAAAAAGCTGCAGAAACTTACCAACCAATTGGAGATTATGCTACAAAAACAGAATTAGCAGCTAAACAAGATAAATTAGTAGCTGGAACAAATATAAAAACAATAAATGGCACATCTTTACTTGGATCTGGAGATATAGTTATAGAATCTGAAGTATTAGATGTACCAGATAATAAAATATACGCAAGGACTCAAGGATCATGAGTAGATCTTACAGACTACCTTACTTGAGCAGAATATGATTAATTATAAATTTTTAAAACATTAAAATTTAATTTTATGGCAGTTTTAAAATTTTATCGTGGTTTAGAAGCTAGATATTCGTCTGTTACACATGCAGACGGTATTTACTTCTGTACCGATTCTCATAAAATTATGTTAAATGGAGAACAATACGGAGGTTCTTCATCTAAAACTGTAGAAGACGTTACATTAGACGGATCTACACTTACAATTCATTATACAGATGCATCAAGCGAAGAACTTGATCTTTCTGTGCTTGGAGGTACATATACTTCCGAAATAGAAGATACTGAACTTGAAATGCCTTCTGCAGTAGGTGGTATTTCTAAAGGTACAACTGTAGGAGATCTTAATGGAAAGACAATTAATCAAATGTTTGATGATCTTCTTTTTCCGACTGTAGATCCAACTTATGTAGCACCTAGTGCATCAATTGCGTTTAAGAGTTATGCTACTCTTCAGAAAGTTGGTTCTACTGGTCCAACTGAAGATAACTTTACAACTGGTTATAATCCAGGTGCAATTAACGTAAATGGAGTAAAACAAGCAGATCGTGGTGGTGCTCGTAAAGATGGTGAATCGTTTATTTATGTAAATGGAGATCCAGCTAATAAGACTCTTCCTGCAACTCTTGCTCTTGGCAATACTACATTTAAATATCGTGCATCTTATGAAGCTGGCCCTCAGCCTAAAGATAATAAGGGAAATAATTATGGATCTCCACTTGCTGCTGGAACTGTAGATTCTTCTGCAATTACAGTAAATGGAACACATCCTTATTATGCTTCTACTGCAACAGCAGGTCAGCTTACAGAACAACCTTTACTTAGTTGGAATGCCGCTGCTGGAAAGATGACTACTCCGAGGTTTGTTCTTCAGCCACATACTGCAGCTGCTCCACAGACAATGAAATTTCCACGCAAACTTACTCAGCTTCAGATGCTTAATACAGTATCTCAGCAAATGGAAGTTGTTTCATTCTCAGATTGGGCTGAAAGTTCTGCTACTGAATCTACAAATGGAGTAGAAACTACGTATTATACTTATAAATATTCTGGTTCTGATCGTGGATCTGTAACTTTAATCGCTAAATTCTAAAATAGGAGGAATAAATTATGGCAAGAAATAAAGGTATATTTACGTTTGCAGCGAATTTTCAAGTAAAAGCTGCAGAGGCACTCGATCCACGTGTTGTAGTTGAAAATAAAGCGGAACTTATTAATAAAGAGACTTGACCTTATGATGGTGAAACTCTTTATTTATATAATGGTTTAATTGTTGCAGTATCAGCAGATAAATCACTTTATATGCTTGTTGATAAAACTAAAGCACTTGAAGGTGACTATTCTGGTTGGAAACAACTTGATGCTGATGCTGCTGCAGTAGTAGAAATTATAGATAATTTAACTTCAGAAAGGACAGACGCTGCACTTTCTGCAAAACAAGGTAAAGTTCTTGGAGATAGAGTTACATCTCTTGAATCTAAAATTACTGCAATCTTCACATTTAAGGGTACAAAAGGGACTATTGCTGAACTTCCAGATGATGACTCACAGCAAGTTGGTGATGTTTGGCATGTAACTGAAAATAATGGAGAATATGTATGAGATGGATCTAAATGGGAACTTCTTGGTTTATCTGTAGATCTTTCTAATTACGCTCTTAAATCTGAAGTAACTTCTGCAGCTGAAGGAGCGTTAGAAGATGCAAAAGAATATGCAGATGGTATTAATTCTACTATTCAAGGTAAACTTGATCAGAAAGTAGATAAAGTTTCTGGTTCATCTCTTGTTCCAGATGAAAAAATAGAACTTATTGATCAAAATGCATCTGATATTGCTGCTGCTGAAGAAAAAATTTCAAATCTTGAAACTATTGTAGGTGATGGGGAAACTTCTGGAGTAGCTAAAGATGTAGCTGATCTTAAAGATGTTGTAGGTAAT